GTATTACAACATCGGCGACCGTGGCGTTCGTACCTTCGACCAGCTCAAAGAACTGTTCGCGGGCAACGGCATGGTAGCGTTCCTTGCGAGAGAGCGCGTGGACGGCAAGCTCGTATTGCCCGAAGCCATCAAGCTGCTCAAGATGAAGGCGGCAGGCTGATGCGGAGGTGAGCGGTGATGGACGAACTTTTAAGCAAGGTCAAGCAAAACCTTATCCTCGAACATGACGAGGACGATGCGCTTTTGAAAAACTACATCACCGCAGCCGTAGCCTACGCCGAGAGCTATCAGCACCTTTCTGCCGGGTACTATTCCGAGAACGCGATGCCGCCCACGACCGAGCAGGCAGTCATTATGCTCGTGAGTCATTTCTACGAGAGTAGGGACGGCTCCACGGGCGGCTTTTTCGCGGATAACGTACAGGCGGGACAGCAGGTCTGGAATACCGTCAATCTGCTTTTGCGGTTGGATAGGAGGTGGCAGGTATGAGTTTTGGTAAGATGAACGGTTTTGCCGACATCGTGCGCGAAAAGCATATGAAGGACAAGGCGGGGTTCGACAAGGTAGAGGACGAGGTGCTTGCCTCGGTGCGGGTGTACCGCGAAGGCAGGCACGGCTCTACACGTTGGGCGAACCTCGCATCGTTCTCGACTGCCACCGACCTGTTCCGTTTTCGGTGTATTCCTGGCATGACTATATGTGCGGGGGATTTTGTGGTATGTGCCGGAGGACGGTTCGAGATAACGTCTGTGGAAGATGTGAAGAGCCGTGGTTTATATACAGAAGTCCTCGCCAAGAAGGTGGAGGCGGCGCATGGCGAAGGTTGATATCCGACTGCCCGATGAGTTCCTGGCAAAGCTGTCCAAGCTCGGCAAGAAGACGGACGAAATCGCCCAGAAAGCCCTCCAGGCGGGCGGAGAGGTCGTGCTTGAAAAGGTGCGCGACAATCTTGCAAACGTGGTCGGACAGGGCGAACACAGCCGCTCTACGGGCGAACTGCAAGCCTCGCTCGGCTTAACGCCCGTGAAGGTGGACAGAGACGGCAACAGCAACATCAAGGTCGGTTTTGCCGAGCCGCGCTCGGACGGGGATAGCAACGCGAAGATAGCGAACATCCTCGAATACGGGCGGCACGGTCAGCCTGCAAGACCGTTTCTCAAACCCGCGAAGAAGGCATCGGCGAACGAGTGCAAGCAGCGCATGATACAAACGCTTGAAGAGGAGATAAGCAAACTATGAATATCCTGGAAGAGCTGAACTCTGTGCTTGGCGGACTGGGGCTGCCGTTGGAAACGGGCGTGTTTTCGGGTAAAGCACCCGATGAATACCTCGTTATCGTGCCTATTTCGGACGGGTTCGGGTATCATGCCGACAACACGCCGCATGAGGACGTGCAGGAGGCGCGGGTGTCCGTGTATTCGAAGGGCAACTATATCGCTATCAAAAACAAGATAGTCAAGGCATTGGTCGGTGCGGAGTTCACCATTACCGACCGAAGGTATATCGGTTATGAAACCGAAACGGGGTATCACCACTATGTCGTGGATGCCCAGAAAAACTATGAATTGGAGGATTAACTATAATGGCAACAATCGGTCTGGATAAACTGTACTACGCCAAAATCACCGAGGGCGAGAATGGGGAAGAAACCTATAATACGCCAGTTCAGCTTGCAAAGGCGATGTCGGCAGACCTGTCGGTAGAGCTTGCCGAAGCAACGCTTTATGCGGATGACGGCGCATCGGAAGTGGTGAAGGAGTTTAAGTCGGGAACCCTCTCGCTCGGCATCGATGATATCGGTGCGGAAGTGGCATCCGACCTCACGGGCGCGACCATCGACCAGAACAAGGTGCTGGTTTCGGCATCCGAGGACGGCGGTTCGCCTGTCGCGGTTGGGTTTCGTGCGAAGAAGTCGAACGGTAAGTACCGCTACTTTTGGCTGTACCGCGTCATCTTCGGTATTCCCGCGACTAACCTTGCGACCAAAGGCGACAGCATCACGTTCTCCACACCCACCATAGAAGGCACGGTTCTTCGCCGTAACAAACCCGATGCGAACGGCAAGCACCCCTGGAAGGTCGAGGTCACCGAAGGTACAACGGGAACGGAAACGACTATCGAGAGCTGGTACGATGCCGTGTACGAGCCTTCGTACCCGAGCGAATGATAGGGAGGAAATATAAATGGCGAATGAAAGAAGTGCCGTCATAACTATCGGCGGGTATGAGCTGGTACTCACCACCCGTGCCACCAAGGAGATCGCCGGACGCTACGGCGGTTTGGAGAACCTGGGCGACAAGCTCATGAAGAGCGAGAACTTCGAGATGGCGATAACGGAGATCGTATGGCTCATCACGCTGCTTGCCAACCAGTCCATTCTCGTGTATAACCTCACGCACAAGGACGAGCAGAAGGAGCTATTGACGGAGGAAGCGGTCGAGCTTTTGACTACGCCGCTTGACCTCGCACAGTTCAAGACGGCTATCTCGGAGGCTCTGTTCAAGGGTACGAAACGCAATGTCGTGAGCGAGGAGGACGGCTTAAAAAACGCGGCGGTCGGGTAAGTGACGAGGAGTTGTTTACCCGACTTTTATATTACGGCCTGGCGCACCTGCATTTGAGCCAGGCGGAGGTGTGGCTGATGCCGTTCGGACTGCTCTTGGACTTGTTCGAGTGCCATAAGCAGTACAATGGCTGGGCGAAACCGAAATATGAAAGGACGATAGACGATATTGTACCATATGGAGTGTAGAAAAAGCGTAGCTACCAACTAAGGTCGCTACGCTTGAATATTATGCTCACTTACGATTTCACGCTTTTATGCGTTAAGAATAATCTGGATCTTGCCGCATCTGATTATAGACGTTGTTAATAGCTTCAAGATATAGAACGAACGAGTGCTTATCAGCAATTGTATTGCGATTTTTAATTTTGAGATATTCATCGCGTACTAAATTCCAGCCTTGCACATAAAAGTCCTTGATTTCTTGTAGCTTGTCCTCAATGTTACGGCTCAGCTCCCTTTTTTCAAAGGAATAATAGTTTTGCGCTTTATTATTACGCAAATAGAAATAGCCGTTTTCAATGAGTCCTTCGTCATAATAAATAATTGCAAAATCGCAACTGTGCAAAATTTTCTTGTCTGCTTTGTCCACGACTTTAATCGTAAATGACGAAGTGGAATCTTGCGGAGCGGAGTATTTTGACCCGCCCAGTGCTTTTTGGAATGCAGTCATGAATTGTTGTTTAACAACTTTTGCTTTCCAAGTGAAGCCATCGGGGGTGGGAATGATTAGATTGTAATCAAAGTCGAATCCTTGATTTCCGCCAACGACACGGGTAATGAGATGTTTCTTACCGCTCCCAATGAGTTTGAATTGGAAGGTTAAATCGTACTCAGTTCTCATAATGGACTGAGCTTTTTTGATGATGCTCTCCAGTTCTTCTCTTACCGGCTGATATTCAGCCTTAGTAACATACTCGAACATATACAATGCCTCCAGAGGTTAAATTTAATCCCAAGCCTCCCATTTGGCATGACCAAATCAAAATATATTACACAAAATATTTTCAATTGTCAAATGAAAAAAGGGGTGAGGACAAAAAATGGCAGATAATTTCGGATTGAAGATAGGGCTGGAAGGCGAAAAGGAATTTAAGAAAGCACTTGCTGAAATCAACTCGCAATTCAAGGTTTTAGGCTCGGAAATGAAGCTGGTCGATTCGGCGTTCGATAAGAATTCCACCTCCATTGAAAGCCTTACCGCGAAGAACGGCGTGCTGACCAAAGAGATAGAGGCGCAACGCAAGAAGGTTGAAACGCTCGAAAGGGCGTTGCGGAACGCGAGCGACTCGTTCGGAGAAAACGACAGACGCACCCAGTCGTGGCAGATCCAGCTCAATAACGCAAAAGCTACGCTCAACAATATGGAGCGTGAGCTGAAAGAGAACACCGAAGCCATCGAACAGCACGGCAAAGCCATGAGTGATGCTGCGGACGATGCCGACGACCTCAGCGATTCTTTGGAAGACAGCGGCGATAAAGCCGAAGACGCCGGGGGTAAGTTCTCCAAGATCGGCAGTATCGCAAAGGGGATGGGTGCTGCGTTGGCGGCGGCAGTTGCGGCGATTGGCGCGGCGGCTGTCGCAACGGGTGTTCAGCTCGTCAAGCTCGGTGATGAGTATAACAAAGCCATCAACCAGATCGGGGCATCGACGGGTGCAACGGAAACAGAGCTTGCCGAACTCGGCGAGGTCGCGCAGAAGGTGTATTCAAACAACTTCGGCGACAGTCTTGAGGATGTGGCGAACGGTCTGTCGGCGGTGCAGAGGGCGACGGGACTTGTAGGCGATGAACTGCAGAAAGCGACGGAGTCTGGGTTCGCGCTGAGGGATACCTTCGGGTTCGAGCTTTCCGAGTCTGCTCGTGCGGCGGCGGCTCTTATGAAGAACTTCGGCATCTCTGCCGA